CGTCATTTATCTGGTAATACTTAGATATTATCATCAAAACATAGCGGCTGCAACGTGAATACTGCATAAAAATAGACGTCGGAATTTGGAACTTTGGAGACAGGAACCTATGATGAATGAAAAGGAAAACGCTACACTGAAAGAACTGATTGAAACTCTGGCACGATTTACGCCTGAACAGCTCAGCCTTTTTCTATCTGCTTCGCAACAGCTAATAGAGCAGACGCTAATTCAGGATGATCCTTGCATATCCGAATGATTTGCTGGATATCCTCCGGCAGATCACTTATAAGCGCTTCGCTATCGGCGGGGCGCTCTTTTTTTGCGCTCTTTTCCCGCTCCTGCTCGAACAGGTCGCGGACAAGCTCGATGTCGGCCCTTCGTTTTTCTGTGCCTTCTTCTGTGGGACTTTCAAGCTGAAGAATATCTTCTGGGGCAACTTGAAGCATGACGCATATCCGAGCAGCTTCCTCAGGGGAGGGCATACTGCGCCCGCGCGCAAGCTCACTTACCCAACGGTCATGCTTGCCAAACCTTCTGGAAAAAGCGGCCTTACTAATGTCTGCATTGTCGCAGTATTCAGTAATTAAACGCACACAATTCTCATTCACAAAAACATTGCTTGGTTTTTTTGGCATGGTTTTTATCCTCTTGATCTATTCAGAATCTGCAAAATCCATATAGTCTGTAAGCAGCCATGTACAATCGTATATCGGCTCAATTCGATGCGTGTTCTGGTTAATCATACGAATTGTTGAAATCATAAAAGTCCGACCAACGACTGCAAAATTAAACTCAGAGAACTTGCCGTGCTTCCAACAATGAATAGTCGCTTTTGCAACCTCTCCGGTAATCGCATAATAGAGCTCGCCCGCATAATTTTCGCCGCCGTGATCTTTGGGAGAATCCGCGATAGTGTTGAAATAAGCGACAAGTGGATATTGAGCTTTTTTCCCGGACTTAGTTTCTGGGGTATATAAAATATAACTCTGCGGTAGCGATAAGGACGATGTGCCAGAGCGGTATTCAAAACAGATTGCATTGAAATCAATGAAGAAATCAACCGGTATTATTTGTTTAAGCATACCGTCCTCAAGATCTTTTACGGTCGCGAAAAAATGGTTGATTTCATCTATAGATGTACGCAGAACCGCTTTGTTGTTCCAGTTGTACCCTGTCCACGCTTTTGATTCTCCGATATAAAAGCAGTCACATATCTGGTACGGAAGCGCGGCATAATACAGCATCTTTTCTGCAACAATTTTTGCCATCTGAATTTGCTGGCGCTTGCCAAGATTCTCTTTGACAATTCTTCCGGTCAAAAGTACGGCAATCTTTTCGGCCTGCGGGCGCTGATCGCTAAAAGTCGATTGCTGCGGGCGCTTTCCTTTTTGCAAAAAGCCATCAAACAATCCCATAGATCAACCTCATATAAAAAATGACCAAGACGAAAGAGGATGTTTTGTGAAAAATGTAAAATCCACAAAAACAGTGGAAGATATATTGACAATCACAATAATGGTGGCTATAATATGCTTACAGAGCTTAATCAAGGCAATAAAAAACCAAGCCCTCATCCAGATCTTCGTTTTGCGGGCGTATGGACAATATTTTGTTGGCTGACACTTACATAATAACGGCTATACACGGTTTTGTCAAGTTAAAGCTCTTAATTTAAATAAGGAGGGTTGAACACTTGACATTAAAGGAGTTCCGGGCGCGCGCCGGGCTTCGGCAGGAAGATGTCGCAAAGAAAGTCGATGTCTCGATCATTGCCGTCTCGAACTGGGAACTCGGCAAAAACGGAATCGCCAGGAAGTACAAGAAAAAGCTCGCCCGTCTCTACGGCTGCACGCCGCAGGAGCTGGACGAGGCGATCGAGGAGAGCAGAAAGGAGAACGCATGAACTACATCAACAATCACGCGACAATGCGCTGTTGTTCATTTGACAGCAGCGACATCATTTGCGTCGAGCCACAGCCAGTCTTTGTTGACACAGTAAGCGGTGAGGTCTGTGATTTCAACACCGTCAAGACGGGACATTGCTACAACTACGAAACGCACTGGGCGCTTTCCAAGAGCTACGTGGTCATCGCTTACTACCCCACCGAAGCCACCGCACGAGCCGCGTATAACGACTTGATCGACAAGATCGCGGACACCAACAACGTGATCTCGGTTACGGAGGGATGACGGATGTGTAAGTCATCTACGATCACCCCGCAGGAAGCCGTTGACCGGCTTCGGGAGGCGGGGATGAAAATTGGCCCGAAGACGCTTCGGGAAGGTATCCTGCAGCGCGTATTCCCTTTTGGCGACGCTGTAGAAATGGAGGATCCGGTCTTCTGGATCTACCCCCGTAAGCTGGAAGCGTGGATCGAAGAAAACCTGAGTTAGGAGAAAACCGTATGAGAAACGCACTTGCGGTCGTAGAGACGACCGAGGAACGCAGACAGCGCATCAATGAGGAGCTGGAGCAGCAGCGGGCAATGGTACGGATGGTCAAGCGGCTGTGCCTGTGGACCGGCGGGGCGGCGGCTGCGCTGGCCGTGCTGGCCTGCGGGGCGGAGATGGTCAACGAGGCCGTCGTGACCGGCGCGATCGCGCTGGGGACAACGCTGTTCGGGCTGCTGTGATGGACATCAAGGAAAAGGCGCTGCTGATGACGCCTTGCGAGGTCTGCGAGATGCTGGAATTCAAGCGCAGCAAATGCGTAGAAAACTCCTATAGGCACTGCGGCACTTATGCCGAGATCGTCTGTTCACAGTGGGACGAGACCTGCAGGCTCATCCGGGAGCGCACGAAAAAGAAATGACCCCTGCCGCGTTGCCGCGCGACAGAGGCCGAAATGAAAGGACATTATGTCGGCTTCTATTATAAGCCAGAAAGGAACCTATGTCAAGTTTAACGGATTCCCGCGTCCGGCACGGCGCGAAAGCCTGTGTCGAGGCGGTTCGGGCCGACTACCCGAAGTTCAACAAATGCTTGCTTTCGCAGTGTGAAGCGCCGGAGAAATACGGCGTTCAGCTCGTGCCGGAGGCTGCGGCCTCCATCAAGGCGTTGGACGCGCCGAAGAACCGCGTTGAGCGGCGAAAGAAGACGAACCGGTATTATTTCCGGCTGACGGACGAACAGGCGAAGATCCTCGACCGGCTGCTGAAAAAGAACGGCTACGCCACTGTTCAGAGCTTTTGTGAGGAGCTGATCCGGAGGGAGGCATTATGCAATGGCATTACCGCTTGATAACCTCTACCTCGGCATTCAGGAGAAGGAACCGGCGGTCATCGGGACATGCGCGCACTGCCAGGAGGAAGTCCGCGAGGGCGAGGAGGCTTTCGTCTGCGATACGGTCCTTGTACACGCGGAATGCATGCTGGAATACGTCTCCGATACCTACAGCGTAGACGAGATCGCGAACGCGCTGCTGTTTGAGAGGGTACGCCATGAAGGATGAAGTTTATATCCCGTTTGAATGCCGGGTGTCGGTCTTCTTCCCGGCCGGGCATGTCGAATGCAATTTATGTCCGCTGCTGGAAACATACAGCCGCAGACAGTGCAGACGGACGGGGGAGTATCTGACGAGCGGGCAGCTCCGCGGGATGTACTGCCCGTTGGAGATCCCGGGAGAACTGATCACAGACACGGCCACGGGAGCCGTGATCGAAAATAAGGAGGATAAGGATGGATAACGCGAAAGGTTACAAGGCGTTTAAGCCCGGTATGATCTGCAAGGATAAGCAGTACGCCGAGAACACCGACTACGAAGAAGTGGGCGGAACGATCTGTGAGAAAGGCATGATGCACTACTGCGTCAATCCTTTTGATGTTCTGAACTTTTACAATCTTGTTGACGAGAGCGGGAAGTTTTCGGATTTTGCAGAGGTCAAGGCACTTGACCAGCCGATATCCGGCTCTGATGGAAAATTTGCGACGAAAAAGCTGCATATCGGCGCGAAGCTGAGTTTTGCTGGGTTTATCAAGGCCTGCATCGACTACACGAAGGAGCAGACAATCGTCAATATGCCGAAGAGTGATGTTACCACCGGCTACTCCGCCCAGATCGGCAGCTCGGGCTACTACGCCAAGATCGGCAGCTCGGGCAACTCCGCCCAGATCGGCAGCTCGGGCAACTACGCCCAGATCGGCAGCTCGGGCTACTACGCCAAGATCGGCAGCTCGGGCAACTACGCCCAGATCGGCAGCTCGGGCGACTCCGCCCAGATCGATAGTACCGGCGTCGACTCCGTGATCTGCTGCGCAGGTCGTGGCTGTACGGTAAAAGCAAAAATCGGGAGTTGGATCACGCTTGCGGAGTGGGAATATTCCGAAGAAAAGGGGCGATACGTTCCGCGCTGCGTGAAGACGGAATACGTCGACGGCGAGAATATCAAGCCCGATACGTGGTATCAGTTGAAGAACGGTGAGTTTGTGGAGGTAAACAGATGAAGCTTACGGAAAAGCTGATCGCCATTCAGGCGCAGCTGAAAGCGCCAAAGGACAAGACCAACAACTTCGGCGGCTACAAATATCGCTCCTGCGAGAGCATTTTAGAGGCTGTAAAGCCCCTGCTGCAGGCGCAGGGCTGCATCCTGACGATCTCGGACGAGATTGTAGAGAGTGGGAACCGGATCTATGTCAAGGCAAAGGCGACTCTGTCCGACGGCGAGGGCGAATATACCACGTTCGGTTTCGCCCGGGAACCGGAGAGCAAGAAGGGCATGGACGAACCGCAGGTGACCGGTACGGCCAGCTCTTACGCCAGAAAGTACGCATTGAACGGCTTGTTCGCCATCGACGACACGAAGGATGCCGATACAGATGAATATGCCAGAGAAATCGGGAGAGCGTCCGGGCGGAAACCGCCCGCTGCTGCGAAGTCCACCGAGGCTGCAAAGAAGCCGGAGATGCTCTTTAAGTGTTCCGCATGCGGGAAAGAGATCACCGGCGAGACGATCAACGGGCATGCTTACTCTGCAATGAGCATTGCGGAGCAGACAACAAAAAAGTTTGGACGCTGCTTCTGCTGGGGCTGCGCACAGAAACAGGGAAAGGGGAATACATAAATGCTGAACGAAGTGATCTTGATGGGCCGCCTGACGCGCGACCCGGACGTCCGTATGACGCAGAACGGAACCACCGCTGCGAACTTTGCACTGGCCTGTGAGCGCGACTATGCACCGCAGGGGCAGAACCGGGAGACTGATTTCTTCGATATTGTCGCGTTCAGAAATACCGCCGATTTCGTCGGCCAGTATTTTGCCAAAGGGCAGCTTGTGGCAGTCAAAGGCCGTCTGCAGCAGCGCGACTGGACAGACAAGCAGGGCAATAAACGCCGCACGACGGAGATCCTTGCAGATCGGTGCTATTTTGCCGAGAAGCGGCAGACGCCCGCAGCAGTACAGTCTGCGGATTTCTCGCAGATTCCCAGCACAACGCCAGTTCCGTTTTCCGAACCGGATATGCCGCAGATGGAGCTCGGCGACGTAAACGAGCTGCCGTTCTGAGGGCTGAAATATGCCGAACAGAATCATTCGGGAAAGCATCTGCACAAGCGATAGCGTCGACAAACTCTCGTGGTTTGAAGAAGTTCTGTTTTATCGGCTCATTGTAAACTGTGATGATTTCGGACGCTTTGACGGGAGAGCGGCGGTAGTGAAAAACCGCCTCTTCCCGCTGAAAGAAAACCTCACGCTCAAAACTGTAGAAAATGCTCTTCATGGGCTGGCGAGTGCTGGATTGATTGCTCTGTATGTGTTTGAGGGCAAGCGCTTCCTTTACCTACCAACATGGGGCAAGTATCAGACGCAGCGTGCGAAGGTAAGCAAATTCCCGTCGCCTGATGATGGGAAACAAGCGGATGAAATCATTTGCAAGCAAATGCGTGCAGATGTTCCCGTATTCGAGAATCGAGAATCGAGAATCGAATTCGCTATTCGAGATGCGGAAGATAGCGCGGAGCCGCAAGCGGCATCCACGCCGCCAGCAATCTCTCTGCCGCTGAATGATGGAACGGGATATTCCGTTTCCGTGGAGCAATGCCAGGAATGGGCGGGCTTGTACCCTGCTGTCGACGTGATACAGCAGCTGCGGAACATGAGGGGCTGGTTGGACGCAAATCCGGCCAAACGGAAAACAAAGCGCGGGATCAATGCGTTTATTGTCCGCTGGCTGGCAAAAGAACAGGACAAGGGCGGAACACAGCCTGCACAGTACAGCCGCGCTGCAAAGCCAGGCTACGGTGTGCAGGGGCACCATGACCCGCTGAATCCGCTGGAAGAGGCTGCTGTCAACCGGCTGTTCGAGAAACCGCCGAAGGGCGCGGAGAAAATGCGGCACGGCGTGCAGAACCACGGAGACGACCTGACGGCGTTCCAGATGGCAGCGGTCGAACGGATGCTTGCGGAAAACGAGGAGGATAAGACATGAAAATGCTTGGAAAACTGGCGAGATCATTGGCAACGCGCTATGTCTGCCAGAACTGCGAGAAGGAAAAAGAACGAAGGGCCGTGGCGCATAATGCCACGAAATGTCTGGAACGCAACAGCCTTTTGGCCGAAAGCAATCAGGCCGCGTCCATCGAGATCCACCGCCTCGAAAAAGCGCTGGCGAAAGCAGAGCTGGAACGCGATGTTGCACGGGAAATGCTGCTCGAGAGAAGCACGCCGGACACTCGGCCGGGGGCGCTGAGATGAGGTTTGTGTGTGACGCCTGCCAGGATATCACGAACATCGAGGCCGACAGGATGGAGATCCAGGGCGAGAAGCTGATGGTGTACAGCCGCGGGCGGCTGGTCTACGTGGCGGATCTGGGGCAGATCATGCTGGCCAAGCTTACGCCGGGGAGGGAGGACGGCAATGGACTTAGAGCAAACCGCGATTGAGCGGCTGCGGTTTGCAGCTGAAATGTCCCTGCGGGCATACAAGCAGCCGCTTGTGATTACCTACTCGGGCGGCAAGGACTCGGACGTGCTTTTGCATCTGGCGGGCAAAGCCGGTATCCAGTATGAGGTTTTGCACTCGCTGACCACGGCGGACGCGCCGGAGACCGTCTGGCACGTCCGAGATACCTTCCGCCGCCTGGAGCTGGCTGGCGTAAAATGCGACATCGATACGCACCGGACGCCGGACGGCGGGAACGTGACGATGTGGAACCTGATCCCGCGCAAGCTGATGCCGCCGACACGGCTGGTGCGCTACTGCTGCGCGGCGCTCAAAGAGACCAGCGGACGTGGCAGGTGGATCGCGACCGGCGTCCGCTGGGCCGAATCGCAAAAGCGCAAGTCCAGAGGCGTCATGGAGGCCCTGCACAGGGATAAATCCAAGCGGCTGACACTGATGAACGACAATGACGAAAGCCGGATGCTGATAGAAAATTGCCAGCTCAAGGGGACCCGAACGGTCAATCCGATTATCGATTGGCCGACCGAAGCCATCTGGGATTACTGCGCAGCAGAAAAGATCTGTATAAATCCGCTTTACGCCTGCGGCGAAGATCGCGTGGGCTGCATCAATTGCCCGATGGCGGGCAAGCACCGGAAGGTGCAGCTCGCGCGCTACCCCGGATACCGGGATGCCTACACCCGGGCTTATGGCCGGATGATCGAGGAGCGCCGCAGCCGCGGCCTGCCGTGCGATTGGCAGACCGGCGAAGACGTCCTGCACTGGAGTCTGGAGGACGGCGTGCTGCCGGGACAAATGGTTCTTGAAGGAATGGAGGAGGACACGCTATGATCGCCCGCGTATTCCCGCGTAAAACGGCCATGTCGCCGACAGATGCGCTGGCGTTCTTCGGTCCGCCGACAATCGAAAATATCGCCGACTGCATCAAGGCGGGCGTGATAGAGGTACATATCTCCGTAACGTTTACGTGGGATCTCGAAAAGGCCGAAGATCTGTACTACGCATGGCAGATCCTCGGAGTTCCGGTGGAGGTCGGCGGCCCGGCGTTTGATGATCGCATGGGAGACTTTACGCCAGGGCTGTATCTGCGGGACGGAATGATCTTCACCTCGCGCGGTTACACAAAGGATTGCTGGTTTTGCTCCGTGCCGCGCTGCGCACACGGAGAAATCAAAGAGCTGCCGATCGTGGACGGCTGGAATATCCTCGACGACAACATCCTCGCCACGTCGGAGCAGCATTTCCGAGCTGTCTGCGCCATGCTCAAGCGGCAGAAGCACCCGGCAGTATTCTCAGGCGGACTGGAACCGGCGCTGCTCCAGCAGTGGCAGGCGGATTTGCTGCACGAGGTAAACCCAGCACGGCTTTATACAGCCTATGACACAAAGGACGATCTGGAACCGCTCATCGAAATGGGCAGGAAACTGCGGGCAGCCGGTTTCCGCCCGGCACGACACGCCATGTGCTGCTATGTGCTGTGCGGCTACGACGGAGATAGCTTTGAGGATGCTGAAAAGCGCCTGATGCAGACCATGCAAGCGGGATTTGTGCCGTATGCCATGCTGTTTCGCGGAGAGGACGGAAAGTATGATCCGGAATGGCGACGTTTCCAGCGCGAATGGTGCCGCCCGATTATCACTGGGAAAAAGTTCAACGAATTTTGGAAGGAGACGACATGACAGAAAAGGAAATCGTGCAGGCGCTGCGGTGCTGTGCAGAGGGCGATTGCAAAGGCTGCGCCAGGCAGGAGGATAAGCAGCGCTGCCAAGAGAATTTATTGGCCAAAGCCGCTGAAACCATCGAGCGCCTGACCGCCGAGAACGCGGCGCTGAAAAAGGAGATTCGGAAAGCTGGCTGCATGTTTTGTGCGAGGTTTGGGGATTGCCCGGAAGGGTTTAAGCCGACCGGCCAAGAAGACTGCGATAATTGCGCGAAGAAACCGGATTGCGCGTGCATGACATGCTCCGGAATCGGGAGCAGCACAGACAACTGGGAATGGCGCGGCGCGCCGGAGGAAGTAGGCAAGGCATGAGTAAAGCTGTCTTGATCAGCATTCGCCCGGAGTGGGCTCGGAAGATCCTGAACGGGAGTAAAACGGTCGAAATCCGCAAGACCGCGCCGAAGTGCGGTGTGCCGTTTAAGTGCTACATCTACAAACGCGGAAACGGCAAAGTCGTCGGGGAATTTCTGTGCGATGAGATCATCAACATTAACGGCGCGGGAAGGATCCCGTCGGATGCTGCGTGGCCAACCTGCCTAGAGCCTGCGGAGCTGCACCAGTATCTCGGAGCTGCCACCGGCTTCGGCTGGCACATCTCAGATTTGCGCGTTTACGATCACCCGCGCAATCTGTGGGAGTTTACCGGCCTGCGGGAGACAAAATTCGGCCTTGCGCCCGGGCCAATCACCCGCCCGCCGCAGAGCTGGCGGTATGTGGAGGAAGAGACATGGAACGACTGACAAGTCCTAATATCAACGTAGACCCGGGCACCGACCGATTTCTGCACGCCGCGATCGGCGGCAAGGAAATCGACTGGAAGCAGAGCCGGGACAGCACGCTCAACGTGATGATCAACGGCCCAACGAGCAACGGCTTTGGCAAGGATATTTTCCGCAAGATGGCCCGCGATCTGTACGGACGGCTGAAAGCCTACGAGGACACAGGATGGACACCGGAGATGCTGCGTAAGATGGGCGAAAATGCTGGGCATCTGTGGGATTTCGCGCAGGCTGCGGAAAACATGACGGTCGGACGGTTGAAAGAGCTTGCCGAGGCCGACAAGGACGGGCGCGTGGTGGTGCTGCCGCCTGAGGAAAGAACGTTAGATTTTCCATCAAAATACACTGAAATACGCGCATTGTACCATTTTTGCGTCGATCTTGGAATCAAATGCACGATAGAGCACCTGTACGACGGCTATGCAGTGCGTTTCCCGGACGGAAGTGACTTCGCACAGCATTATGGCACATATGGCGGGACGGAAGGATGCGTTGAACCGGCTATCGGGGACTCCGAATTTGACTATACTGCAGTCGGCTTGAACCTCGCGAAGGAGCTCGTGAAGAAGCACAAAGGAAAATTGGAGGCCGACCATGCATGACGAATACATCAGCCGCGAGGCGGCGGTGAAAGCGGCCAATGAATGGGTAAGCGAGGCGTGCATGGCACCCGTGATGAGGGTAAGCCGATTGCTCGATAAACTGCAAAAAGTGCCCGCTGCCGACGTTGCGGAGGTGGTGCGGTGTAAGGACTGCGAACACGCCGAACGGTATGAGCGGACAGATGGAACCGCAGGCTATTACTGCGGACACCCGCAAAACACCTTCGCCTATGGTGAGTACTGGGATCGTGTATTCAAACCGGTAAAAGAGGCAGACGATTTTTGCAGCTACGGAGAACGGAGGGAAGAATGAACATTACACTTTTGAAATATCCCACCGATGAGGACTGGGCATTTGCAAAACAGTGCGCTTTAGTCACCATCGGCAAAGAGATGAAAACAGCACCGGACATGGAGTGGAAACACGCCATTCTCCGGGCGCAGCACAGCCCTATTCGGACTCTGCAATTCGCGTTTTACTTGGAGGGTGTGCCGTACTGGGTAAGCACCCATTTAGCCCGCCACGTCCACGCACAGCCGTTTATCCGGTCACAGCGGAATGACCGGCAGGACGAATACGACCGGAACGCAGCGCGGCAGGACGCGCCTGTGAACATGATCTGGTACATGAACGCGGAAGAGCTGATGACGATCATGGAAAAGCGGTTGTGCCATCTGGCGGCGAAGGAGACACGCAAAGTCGCCAAAAAGATCCGCGAGCTAGTGATTGAGCAATGCCCGGAGTTTGTCGACCTTTTGGCCCCTCCGTGTGTGCAAACGCTCGTTTGCAGGGAAATGTACCCGTGTAAATACGAAAACGTTCTGACATGGAGGGAACCATATGGGAACGATACTGGCGATTGACCCCGGCAATATTCAATCCGGCTATGTAATCGTAGAGCATGACGGCGAGGAGATCCGCCGCGTGCTGGAGGTCGGGAAAATTGAGAACAATGTGCTGCTCCCGCTAATCGCGCAGAAGCTTTACGGGAACGGATACGACGTGGCAATCGAAATGATTGCTGGCATGGGCATGACGGTAGGCCAAGAGGTTTTTGACACCTGCGTCTGGATCGGGCGGTTCTGGCAGACCGTATTGTGGCAGGCTGGATATGGGCCGACGCAGATATTCCGCCGGGAAGAAAAGCTTGATCTGTGCGGTTCACTATCGGCCAAAGATGCAAACATCCGGCAGGCCCTTGTCGACCGCTACGCGCTCGGCCAGCCGAACTTCGGAAAGGGAACGAAAAAGGATCCCGGTTTCTTCTACGGGTTCGCCGCCGACATGTGGGCGGCTATGGCCGTTGCAACCACATATTTCGATAAGTACATCAAGGGGGTAAAGCTGTAATGGCAAATATCACGGCGGCCTGCCCCGGTTTGCGGGAAGGTGTTTACACGGCCTTGCAAACCGCGCGCGGATGGCCGGTATCTCTGCAGCCGGGCGTGTGCCGGGGCATGGCGCAAGCTGCATCCCATCTGTACGGGCAAGCGGCGAGATCGCGCATGGGATGAGGTACAAATCCAAATCACAGCAATCATTCCGGTCTATCCCGCCATGCGTCCGCGCATGGGCGAAGTGTACGACGCGGAAAAATATGAATACGTCAGCAGCATGCCCGGCTATGTTGTGCGCGTCGGTGACAAACGGGTCTGTGTGAGGGTGGACGAATGCAGGGAGATTTAAGAATCAGCCCGTATTCCGCTCCGTGTAAGGATTGCCCCGAAAAGGGCTGCGGACCGAAGCATGCCACGTGCGAGGCATACATAGCATACCGCAAGGCTGCGGACGAGTACAAAAAAAGCAAGGTAGAACGCACAGAGCGCGGGATGGAAACAAGCGGCAAGTCCGCCAGAGCGCGGAAATACGATAGGGCAAAACGCGAAGGGAGGGTACATTATTGATGGAACAGATTAAGGGGGCAAAGTACGACGAGGGCAAGCCTCGCCCGTCGCTCGTGCCGGTGGCGGCTATCGAGGCGATCATGCATGTTCGGGAGTTCGGCAAGGCAAAATACGCCGATGCGGAGGACTGGCGCAAGGTACCGCGTGAGAAGTGGCTGGACGCCCTTCTGCGCCACGTACTGCATATCTGGGATAATCCGCTGGCGCTCGACGATGAGAGCGGCTTACCGGCTCTGTGGCATGTTATAACTAACGCTGCGTTTCTGTGCGCGGCGTACAAGGACGATTTATCCAATGCACAGTTGAAGTGGGCAAAGGACGTGCTATATAAGGAGGCGACGCAATGCGAGGAACTGGATATGCCGGGACTGGTCTGCACGGAGGAGCTTTGTGATTGCTTCTCGACGCGATGTGAAAACAACTGCACGAAATATTTGGACGTTCAGGACTGCAAACAGGTAGACCCGGACAGCCCGGAGGCGCGGCCATGAGCAAGCCGCGCTACGGCTGGTGGCCCTATGCGAAATGGATGATCCGCAGCTACAAGGGCGGAGGTCTCATGACAAAGGACGAACGCGCCGCGGTCGAAGCTGCAGTCAAAGAGACAGAGCAGCTGGCCGACGGCGGCGAGCGCCTGCGGCTGATCGATCTCGTCCTCTGGAAGCGGACGCACACGCTGCAGGGGGCTGCGCTTGCGTGCTACGTCTCGGAGCGTACCGCGCAGGAGTGGCACAGGCAATTTATTCGGCTGGTGGGGCAAAAACGGGGGCTTTTGTAAAAAAGTCTGCGTCCCAGAGCCAAAAATATGGTTTACAGTTAGGAGCGTAGAGATATTCTACGCTCCTCGTTTCATTCCTTTCCATCGGCTACGCAGCGTTCTGCGGATCTTTTCTCCTCCTTGTTCCTGTATTCTCCGGTATAAATAAATTTATTTATTTATACCAGGAGATACAGGAACGAAAGGGCGAAACAAAGGAGGCCAATATGGCGAGTTTACGCGCCCTTGCTTACAAGCTGCAAACTGCGCTGATGCACAAGGGCATCAAGATAAAAATCAATCAAATGCAGGCATATTCCGAGAAAAGGGACAGGATGGTGACAAAATACGTGGTTTACGAGTACAGACCTGATGAAAAACCGAAGAATGTCACTTTGCTGGAGACCTACCAGATCGCGGATGTGGTAAAACTGCTGGCCAGCCGTTATAGCGATGGCGGATGAAAAGCTCACGCCGAAGCAGAAACGATTCTGCGAAGAATATTTAAAGTCTGGAAATGCAACAGAAGCCGCGAAAAAGGCAGGGTATAAAGAAAGCTCCGCATGCGAAATTGGGAATCAAAACTTAAGAAAACTACAGATTTCTTCCTATATTAAGCGAAGAATGGAAGAACAGGACGCCGCGCTGGTCGCTGACGCAAACGAAGTGCTGCAATTTTATTCTGCTGTTATGCGCGGAGAGGTCAAAGACCAATTTGGCATTGATGCTTCGCTTTCCGACCGCCTGAAAGCCGCTGACAGTCTGTCAAAACGCCTGGCCGCAGCAGAGCTTAAACCAAATGCGGAAAATGCAGTGCGGGTGATTATCGATGTCTGATGTTCGATTATCCGAAAAGATCGGGCCCGCCTTTTATGGCGTGGCACGTGACGTATTCCAGCATGGGCATACGCACTACGATGAGAGTGGCGGGCGAGGTTCGCTGAAATCCTCGTTTGTGTCCATCATCGTCCCAACCCTGCTTATGCAGGAGGAAAACAGGAACTGCCACGCTCTGGTGCTTCGCAAGGTCGCGAATACCATTCGTGATAGCGTTTATGCACAGTATGTCTGGGCAATCGGGGAACTTGGCGCGGCAGAATATTGGGAGGCGAAAGTCTCTCCGATGGAGCTGATCTATAAGCCTACAGGACAGAAGATCATGTTCCGAGGCGCGGACGACCCGATGAAGATCAAATCCATCAAGGTCCCGTTCGGCTATATTGCTGTTACGCACTTTGAGGAAAAAGACCAGTTTGCCGGGCGGGCGGAAATCCGAACGATTTTGCAGTCTACAATGCGCGGCGGGTCGAAGTTCTGGAATTTCGAGAGCTATAACCCGCCAATCAGCCGCGACAACTGGGCAAACAAAGATAGCCTGGAAGAGCGCGCTGATCGGCTGTGCCACAAATCTACATACTTGGAGGCCCCGCCCGAGTGGCTGGGCGAACAGTTTATTTCTGAGGCCGAACATCTGAAGGCCACGGACGAGCGGGCATATCAGCACGAATACCTCGGCATTCCGGTTGGCACAGGCGGCAACGTTTTCGACAAGTTGGAGCTGCGGGAGATCACGGACGACGAGGTAAAAAGATTCGATAAGATCTACCAGGGCGTTGACTTCGGCTGGTTCCCGGATCCGTTTGCTTTTATCCGGCTGTATTATGACAAGGCACGGGAAACAATCTATCTGCTCGACGAGATATACCAGAATAAGCTATCCAACGAGCAGAGCGCAACGATGATCAAGAAGCGCGGATATGGGAACGTGCGCATCGTCTGTGATAGCGCAGAGCCAAAGAGTGTCGCTGACCTTCGGGCTATGGGGCTTCCATCATACGAAGCTATCAAAGGTCCCGGGTCAGTCGAGTATGGAATGAAGTTTCTGCAGCGCAGAACGATTGTTATTGACAAAAAACGAACGCCGCACGCTTATGATGAGTTTGTCGGCTACGAATACGAAAGGAACAAAGACGGCGATATCATCAGCGGGTACCCAGACGCGAACAATCACCTGATCGACGCGACGCGGTATGCCCTAGAGCCCGTAAGCCGCAGAATGGGAGTTATTGCATGACGGTTATCGATAAGCTGAAAGAGCTTGGATATACAACGATCCCGGAGGATTTTTATACATACGTATCCCTTTGGAAGTCGTGGTATGTTGGCAAAGTCAAGGGCTTCCATCAGTATCGACGCTATAACGGCCACAAGTGGACAAAATGCAACCGCGCAAGTCTCGGCATGGCGAAAAAGGTCTGCGAAGACTGGGCAAATCTTCTGATGAATGAGAAAGTCCAGATCACGCTCAAAGGCCGGAGAGAGCAGGAGTTTGTCGACAGAGTTCTGACGGCAAACAACTTTACGGTCAAGTCGAACGAGATGCAGGAAATGAAATCTGCACTCGGAACCGTGGCATACATCCCCCGCGTAGTAGGTCAAGCTGTCAACGAGAGCGGCGAGATCGTGCGGGGCGAAGCTTCTAGCATCGAGCTAGACTATGTGACGATCGAACATATTTTCCCGCTGGCTTGGCAAAACGGAATTATTACGGAATGCGCGTTCGACAGCATGGTCACGCGGACAGGAAAGAATTACCTGTACTTGCAAATCCATCGGAAGGACGAAAACGGCCTTTACGTCATCGAGAACAGTATTTACCGCTACGAAAACGAGACGCTTTCTGACGCTCTGCTGACAGAGGTTCCGGGATTTGAGCGGATCCCTCCCGTGGTGCATACGGGAAGCGACAAGCGGCAGTTTGTCATCGACCGGCCGAACATTGCAAATAACCTTGATTATCTGCTTCCGGTTGGCATTTCCGTGTATGCGAATGCAATCGATGTTCTGTGCGGTGTGGATTGCGCCTATGACTGTTACGTCAATGAGTTTGAAAACGGCCCAATGATGATGATGATCAAAATGCCCGCTACAAGGTGGGAGGACGACGAACCGACGCTTGATGACAATGATCGGCGCTTTTATCTGCTCCCGGAAGATACACAGCAAGGGAACGTTGTGGAGACGATTTCCCCGACCCTTCGGACGGAACAACTGAATGTGGGCCTGCAAGACCATCTGAACATGCTGTCCAGTAAGTGTGGCTTCGGAGAGACTTATTACCGTTTTAATGGCGGTAGCGTCGCGACAGCCACACAGGTCATCAGCGAGAACAGCACCATGTTCCGCACCATCAAAAAGCATGAAATTGTTCTCGAACAGGTGCTTGTAGAACTATGCCGGATCCTTCTCCGGCTTGGGAATACCGCGATGAACGCGGGGCTGAACGAGGATGTGGAGATCAGCATTGATTTCGACGATTCTATCATTGAGGATAAGGCCACTGACTTTTCTCGCGATATGCAGCTTCTTAATGCTGGGATTATGAACGACTGGGAGTTCCGCATGAAGTGGATGAACGAAGACGAGGAGACCGCAAAAGCAGCACTTCCCAAAATGCAGGATATGACGACCGATGGGCAGGATGAGGTCGAGTAATGGCGCACTATCCATTTACTCCGGAACTGCTTGATGCACTTCCCGAAGAACTCGCTGAACTCTTCCGAGGACTTGAAGATGCGCTGCTTGATGAGATTTGCAGCCGCCTTGCACTGAAAGATCAGCTGAACGAAGTGACGGTTCAGGCGATTCGGGCGCTGCGGTTGCATGGCATCGATACAAAAGACGTCGAAAAGGCCATCCAGAAAACATCTGGGATCAGTGAAAAGAAGCTCAACAAGCTTTTTGACGATGTAATAGCCAGAAACCAGAAGTATTATACCGACGTCATTGATATGGCGGGGCTGACGCAGCCAGAAATGCTGGTCGATGCGCCTGTGATCGCCGCGATCCGGGCGCAGACACTTGATGAATTTCACAATATCACAGCTTCTATGGGCTTTCTGGTGGATAACGGCAGGACCATGCTGCGCCCGGCCAAAGCGTACCAATGGGCACTCGATTCTGCCGCCCTGCAGATCCAGACCGGCGCGGTCAGCTATAATCAGGCCATCAAGCCAGCGGTGCAGCAGCTTGCAAAGAGCGGCATAAAAACGGTCAATTATGAAAGCGGCCATGTTGACCAGATCGACGTCGCCGTGCGCCGCGCGGTGATGACCGGCGTCAACCAGATATGCGATCAATATACAAAGCAGTCAGCAGAATACCTGCAGACGCGGTATTTTGAGATATCCGCACATTCCGGTGCCCGAGACAAGCCCGGCCATTCTCCGTGGTCGAGCCACAAGGACTGGCAAGGGAAAGTCTATTACCAAAGTGAAAACGGTGAGCCTGATCCGATGGGTCTTTACGATGACCTTGTAGCTACTACCGGCTATGGATACGTCGATGGTCTGACCGGCGCGAACTGCCGCCATCATAAATACCCCTTTATTCCCGGAGTTTCAGAGCGCACTTACACCGATGACCAGCTTAAGCATATCGATGACGGGCTGGGGTGCGAATTCCAGGGGAAAAAGTATTCCGCATACGAGGCAACGCAGATGCAGCGCAAAATTGAGCGCACCATACGCAAATTAAAGCGCAAGAAAGCCGGTTATAACGCCGCTGGTCTGGCAAACGACGAACAGGCGGTAAGTATTCGCATCCAGAGGCAAAGACGCCAATACAAGGCGTTCAGCAAGGCCGCGGGGCTGCCGGAACAGCGAGAAAGGATGAAGGTGCTGTATTGATCGACGAAAAACTGAAAGCCGCCATTGAGCGGGCGCTTGCTGATGGCTGCCGTGTGCAGCTGAAGCGAATGAAAGACGGCACGATCAAAGCGCAGATCGTAAAAATGGAAGAGATCAAAAAATAAATACCTTCCCGCAGCGCAATGGAGCGCGCGGAAGTGGCACGAAGAGTCAGTTTGTAAGGGTTTCTTACAGGTTGGCTCTTTTTTCTTTGTAATCAATGGGCGACGGCCCTTAAACGGAGGCTTTTTATGGCAGAAGAACCCAACGTGCAGGGCACGGGAATCACTGCTCCCGAGCAGGAAAAAACGTTCACGCAGGCTGATGTCGATAAACTCATCCAGACGAGGCTCGATCGCGAACGGAAAAAGTACCCCAGCGAGGAAGAAATCACCGCCTATCGGACTTGGAAGGACAGTCAGCAGACCGAACAGGAGCGTCAGGCCAAGCAGGCAAAAGACCTTGCGGACAGCAAAGCGGCTCTTTCTGCCTCACAGGCAGAGGTCGAGCAGCTGCGGCGCGATAAATACGTGCTGAGCAAGGGCCTGACCGGCGAGGATGCCGAATTTGTTGCGTTTAAGGCTATGAAGATGGTCAACGACAAGACCACGTTTGAGCAGGCTGTCGACGCATTGACCGCAAACCGAAAGAAAGCAACATTCGACTGGACAGCCCCGACAGGAGGCGGCACAAAGGAAAACACAGCAAATCAGCAGATGAACGCCCTGATTCGTGGCGCTCTCAGATAAGAAAAGGAGTTATATATGCCGACTATTGATCGCAATTCTCTTTCCGGTCTTATTCCGGAACCCGTAACCCGTGACATCATGCAGGGCGCTATCGCAGAGTCCGCAGTCCTGCGCATGGGCCGCAGACTGGCGAATATGTCCAGCAAGACCCAGACCATCAACGTGCTCGACGCCCTGCCGTCTGCATTCTTTGTCAATGGTGAAGCGACCGACACTGGCGCTGGCGAAGCATTCAAGCAGACCACCAAGATGGCGTGGGACAAGAAGAAACTGTACGCCGAGGAAATCGCCGTCATCGTTCCGATCCCTGAAGCTGCCCTGGACGATGCAGACTATGACATTTGGGGCGAGGTCCGCCCGAGACTGACCGAGGCTTTCGGCAAGGTTATTGATGCGGCTATCCTGTTCGGCACGAACAAGCCGAGCACGTGGCGTGACGGCGTTGTTCCTTCGGCCATCGCTGCTGGCAACGGCGTGCCCGTCGGTACGAGCGTCTTTGACGACATCATGGGCGAGGGCGGCCTGATCGCAAAGGTCGAACTCGACGGTTTCAACCCGAATGGCGTTATGTCCGCGATCCAGATGCGCGGCAAGCTTCGTGGCCTGAAGGACACGACCGGCCAGCCCATCTTCAAGTCCGACATGCAGGGCGCGACCCGCTATGGCCTTGACGGCATGGATATGTACTTCCCGATGAACGGCGCATTTGACCCGTCTCAGGCGCAGATGATCGTCGGCGACTGGTCGCAGCTGGTCTATGCAATCCGGCAGGACATGACCTTCAAGATCTTCACCGAGGGCGTCATTCAGGACCCGACCACGAAGGCGATCACTTACAACCTCATGCAAAACGATATGGTCGCGCTGCGTGCGGTCATGCGCCTCGGCTGGGAAATCGCCAACCCGGTCAACGCTTACAACGCGGGCATTACCAACCCGTTCCCGTTCTCGGTCTACGGCAAGGCTGGCACGGTCTCCACTGTGACCGTCGCCCCGGCAACCGCGACCGTGGCGAAGGGCGCAAGCAAAGCATTTTCCGCCTCCGTTGCGGGTGAAGGCATCGTAAGTGGCGACGTCGAGTGGAGCCAGAGCGGTGCAAAGTCGTCTATCACGGAAGGCGGCGTGCTGACGGTCGCGTCCAATGAGACGTCCGCGAGCATTACCGTCACTGCAAAGTCGAAGCAGGACAGCACTAAGACCGGCACGGCAACTGTTACGGTCGGTTCGTAAAAAATGAAAGGAGCTGGTACGAATGATCTATGCCGACTATGAATTTTACTCCGGCTGCTATTACGGCAACGTCAACGAGGAGGATTTTCATCGTCTGGCCGTTCGTGCCAGCTCCTTCCTCGATTATTACACGCAGAACCGGGTAAAGAACCGCGCGGATCTGCATGAGGTGAAAATGGCATGCTGCGCGCTGGTCGACAGGTACAAGACCATCGAAGCTGCACAGGATCTTGCACAGAAGAACCTTACCGCCGGGCTTGCATCTGATTTCGGTGAATTGCAGAGCGAGACTGTGGGCGGTTACTCCCGCACGTTCCGAAGCAGCGGCGATTCTTCCGTTTCGGCCATGAAAGCCGCGGACAATCTGAAAGCGACGCTTGCGGCCACGGCGCGCGAATACCTGGCGCATACCGGCCTGCTGTACAGAGGGAGGTGCTTTTCATGTACGCTCCCCACACTGTAACCATCTACAACGTCACGCAGGAAACAGACCAGACCACGTTCAAAGACGTGCAAAAGTCTTATATCACAGTCCTCCGTGGCGTGATGCTGCAGGCGTCCAAAGCCGCAAATGTCCGCCAAAGCGGGCTAGAGGGCGCGGACGCTGTCAACCTGTATATTCCATTCTCCACGCCCGCTGTGGATGGCGTGACGGGCGCTGCGAAGCGCTACGTCGGGCCACAGGAATTCTGGCGAGCAGTCGATAAAAGCGGGCTCTGGACGCTCTCGACGGACGGCAACGGCGGCACGACCTTTTTTGTCAAGGGCGAAGTCGTTGAGCCGGAGAAGACCGAGGAAGCGATTGAAATGCTCTACGACGACGTTTACAAGGTCACGAAGGTAGACATGAAGGACCTCGGCAGCGCTGATATGCAGCACTGGGAAGTCGGAGGATCCTGATGTGCTGAAATTCTCCGTGGAAACGTCCGGGCTTAATGCAATCGCAGAAAAGCTGAAAGAGGTATGCAGCCGAGCGGAGCATATTGTTGCAGTTCAAGTTCGGAAGGACACAAGCCCATATGTTCCGTTTTTGACTGGCTCCCTCGATGAGAGAACGCGCGTGGACGGGAATACAGTCACCTACCCCGGCCCATACGCGCGGTTCCTCTACCACGGGAAGGTCATGATCGACCCGGAGACCGGAAGCACATACGCGCCGAAGGGCGGGACGAAGGTGCTGACCGACAAGAATCTTGTGTTCAATACCTCTGGACATTCTCAGGCCCAATCGCACTGGTTCGAGGCATCGAAAGCTGAAAACCTTGATAAATGGATCCGCGTTGCGGACAAGGCGGTGAAACATGGACTCTGAAAAACAGAAAAAGTTGGTATCAGCGGAAGAAGAACAGGATATCGCCCGAAAGATGATGGTCTGGGCGAACTCCTTTTCGGACGACGATATGCCAGCCGCGACGATCAACTATGAATTTCTCGCCGCAGATTCCGCAAGTATGGCGCTGTCCGCCATTCAGGGCGCGTACATCACGCGGAAATACCTGCTTGGCGGGCATGAAGCAGAATACCAATTTAAGATCATCGCCCGCATCATCCCCGGCAGCAGCAACGATAAGCGCCTGAAATGCGACGCCATGCTCAACCGCTTCGGAGACTGGGCTATGCAAAATTACCCGTCTTTGGGCGACGGGATGCGCGTCCGGCGCGTGGAAGCGTCCAGCCGTGCGGCTCTGTTCGCCCGGTACGATGACGGTACAGAAGACCATCAGATACTTATGAAACTGACATATGAGGTGATTTAACTATGGCAGATATGACCTTTAATACCACTTCCGGCCAGACCATTGACCGAGAATTGCTGATCGCATACCTGAACACCGGCGAGTCGGCGACGCCCGTCTGGTCTCCGTTCGGTAAGCGCGTCACCGACTCCAGTATGGAATATGACTGGCAGGAGGATTCCAGCAAGGATATCCTCGGCACGACCAGAACCACCATGAAGAAGCCCATCATCACGCAGAGCTTTGACCCGTGCGAGCTGGATTCTGGCGACGCGGCGCTCGTCAAGCTGTGGAATCTGGCCGTCAAGGATCAGGACGCGGCTGCGCTGGCGAACCGGGATGTTCTCATTGTCCACCACTACGCAGGTACGGCTAAGACGGCGGTTTTTGCGGAGCGCTACGACGGGACGATGGTCAAGCCCACGAGCCTCGGCGGCGAGGGCGGCGGTTTCGTCGGTATGCCGTTCGACGTGACGCTGGGCGGCACGCGCACGACCGGCACGGCTGCGATCGGCAGCAACGGCGCGATCACGTTTACGCCGGACTCCGCAGCCTGATGGAGGGACGATAAATGGCAGATATCAGATTTGATACCGGCGTCGTTGCTTTCAACCTGAACGATAAGATCGAAGTTTCCTTCAATCCTACCGACAGCGCGGTTGTAGAGAAGATCTACAGCACGTTCGAGGAACTGGACAGAAAGCAGGAAGCATACAAAGCGGAGATCGAAAAGTGCGCCGACAAGAAGGAGATCTTCGAGATCGCACGCCGCCGTGACGCGGAAATGCGGGACATGATCGACGGTCTGTTTGAAAAGCCGGTCTGCGCAGCGCTGTTTGGCACTATGAATGTCTACGCGCTGGCCGACGGCTTGCCGGTCTGGTGCAATCTGATGCTGGCCGTGATCGACCAGATCGACACAACGTTCAGCCGCGAACAGAAGCGCACGAACCCCCGTATCGCAAAATACACAGATAGATGGAAAAAGTAATCTATTCCCTGCCGACTTCGGTTGAGGTCAACGGAACAGAATACACCATCCAGTCAGATTATCGGGCGGTGCTGGATATCCTCACCGCCCTTTCTGATGGTGATCTCGACGAACAGGACAAAGCCGAAGCTGCGTTGACTATCTTCTATCCGGAGTTCTCGTCAATGCCTGCGTCGGATTACCAAGAAGCGCTGAATCAGTGCTTCCGGTTTATCGACCACGGGCAGGGGGCAAAGACGCAGGGAAAACAGCCCGCCGTTATGTCGTGGGAGCAGGATTTTGACATGATCATTTCCCCGGTCAACCGGATCGCTGGCTGCGAAGTCCGCAGTCTCCCATATCTCCATTGGTGGTCGTTTTTGTCGTACTACATGGAGATTGGCGATTGCCTCTTTGCGCAGGTCGTTGCGATCCGGGACAAAAAGGCCCGCGGGAAGCCGCTGGATAAGCAGGAGCGCGAATTCTACCGGCGGAACCGGAAAATGGTCGACCTGAAAACGACCTACACGGAGGCAGAGCAGAATCTACTTGCCGCGTGGGGGATCGGGGCACCAAAGCAAACATAAGGTGGTGAAACTATGGCGGACGGCAAGGTTGTTATTGCGGTCGATGCTGATGCAAAACAGGCTCAAAAAGAGCTGGATAAGGTCACAAAATCCATCGAAAAGATCCAAGCTGACCTGAACAAAAGCACTGGAGAACAGAGCGGGATCAAAGCAGAGCTGGACGCGGCAAAAGCATCCGCGAAGCAAACCGAAGATGCAATTCGGTCTCTGAAAACCGAGGCATCGCAGCTGACGCAAATAACGTCCGGCACTGTTTCTGTTGACCCAGCTCAATTTATCGCTGCGCAGGAGCGGCAGGCTGCCGTTACCGCGCAGCTGAAAGAGCAAGAGGCGGCTCTTGCCAAGCAGGACAAGGCGGTCGAGGCGCTTGATGCAAAATATGCCCGCGTGACCGACAAGGTGATCCAGCAAACAGCGGCACTTGACGATGCAAAAGAAAAGGCCGGAGCGCTCACGAAACAGATCACAAATGCGGGCGGTGCGTCCGAACGCATGGCCGAGGCGGCGTCGCGCGTTGAAAAGAGTATGTCCAAGTTTGGGAACCGGATCAGCGGACTTTTTAAGCGCGCGTTGGTATTTACGCTCATTTCCCGTGGCCTCTCTCAGCTGCGCAGCTGGCTTGGCGAGACGATCATGCAGAATGATGCAGCCCGTGCGTCTATCGCTCGGCTGAAAGCCGCCCTTTTGACGCTGGCACAGCCGATTCTTGAAGTTGTGATCCCGGTTTTTGTGAAGCTGGTCAACATTCTTACTCAGGTTGTGACGGCAATTGCAAAATTTTTCGGTATGCTGTCCGGTAAAAGCTGGGGCACGCAAGTATCTGCGGCAAAGGGCCTGACCGAAGAGAAGGAAGCACTCGAGGGCGTAGGTTCTGCCGCTGAGGATGCGAGCAAGAGCATGGCGAGCTTCGACGAGATCAACCAGATCACAAGCAATCAGGCGTCGGATGCTGGCGGCGGTGGCGGCGGCTCTTCCGGCACGGAGGGCATCACCCCGGATTTCTCGAATCTTGATATGGCAGAAGACAAACTGCATGATATTCTCGGGATTGTCGGTGCGATTGCGGCCGGTTTGCTTGCGTGGAAAATCGCGAGTATGTTTACAGATGATCTCAGCAAGATCGGTGGCATTGCACTTGCCGCGGCGGGCGCGTTTGCGCTTATCTATTTCTGGCTGGACGCATGGAAAAACGGAATCGATTTGCAGAACTTCGCCGGTATGCTGGCTGGACTCGTGGCGTTGGCTGGTGGCCTTGCGATTGCATTTGGCGCAACTGCTGCGGGCATTGCCCTTGTAGTAGGCGGTCTTGCAATGCTGATTGTCGGCATTAAAGATGTGATTGAAAACGGCCTGACGTTAGAAAATACGTTGACGATTATCGCCGGGCTTCTTGCCGCTGGCATTGGTATCGGTCTTCTGACTGGAAACTGGATCCCGCTACTCATTGCGGCAATTGCGTCCGTTCTGCTGGCCCTTGTGTACTTCACCGGGCACGGTGAAGAGCTTATCAGCGGCCTGAAAGATGTTGTTGAGGGTTTCGGCAAGTTTTTCAAAGGCGTTTTCTCAGGCGATTTGAAGCTCGCAGCAGAGGGCGCAAAGCAGATCTGGGAAGGTATGAAAAAAACGTGGAACGCCATTGTAAGCTCCATCCGCGATGCGTGGAATGCGTTCATCACGTGGATGCAGTCTAAGAACCCAGCGCTGGCCGCGATCTTTCAGACTATCGGGAAATTGTTTTCCGACCAGTACAACGCATGGGTAAAAATCCTGAAAGGTTTGATCACGTTCCTGACCGGCATTTTCACAGGCGACTGGAAAAAGGCTTGGAACGGTGTGCTCGAAATTTTGAAGGGTATCTGGAATCTAATTGTCGGCACGGTTGAGGGCGCAATCAATTTCATCATTGACGGTATCAATCTCCTAATTTCCGCGCTGAATAAAATTCAGGTCAACATTCCCGAGTGGGTCCCGTTGTTGGGCGGCAAGACCTTCGGCATCAACATTGCGCCGGTCAGTAGAATCGAGCTTCCCCGTCTCGCCTCCGGCGCGGTCATCCCGCCGAACCGGGAATTCCTCGCGGTGCTGGGAGACCAGAAGAGCGGGACGAATATTGAGACGCCGCTGGAAACCATGCTGCAGGCGTTCCGGCAGGCACTCAACGAGAATGGAGGCAGCGGCCGGAGCATCACGGTCGTGCTCGAGATGGACAAGCGGGAGTTCGCCCGCGCCGTCTACAAGGCAAACAATGATGAGACGCAGCGTGTCGGCGTGAAGCTCGCGGGGGTGAAAGCATGAATAGTGTATTGAGCCTTGACGGAAAAGCGTATCCGAATCTGCACGTCGTGAGTCTGAAACGTTCGTTCTCCGTGCTTGATGGCGACAATGCCGGGCGCGTGATGACCGGCGCAATGACGCGCGACATCATCGGCACCTATTACAATTACAGTCTGGAAATTGATTCCGTGACATCGAACCCCGAGGAATACGACGAGTTTTATGAAACGATCTCCGCACCGGCAGACAGCCACGTACTGACAGTCCCCTATGCGCAGACGACCATGACGTTCGACGCGTATGTTGCAAATGGCGACGATGAACTGGCGTCCAGCTATGCCGGGAAAAACAGCTGGCAGAACCTGACCGTCAATTTTGTTGCCATGAAGCCCAAGAGGACCCCGGCATGAGCGTGAGAGTAGTATATGAGGACGTCGCGGTCGGCGCTGCAGCTGCGTCGACAGTAACGACGACGGCGAGAAAAGACTTTGCCAACCCTGCTCTGATCCCCTACGGTACAGACGCCGGGCTGCTGGCGTCATTCGAGCAGAATCAGTGGGTTCTTGACGGGACGCGCGTCTTGCTCGGGAGCCAGCGGGCCGCATTCTGGTCCGCGGTGCAAAGCAACGACGACTGCACGTTTGACGCAGCGCCGACGATCACGATCTCCCTGAATGGTCAGTTCTCCTCCCCGGGCATTTTCTTCTACTTCGACGGCTCGGAGGGTGACTACTGCAGCGAGATTGTCCTGATGTGGTACAACGGCGAAGAACAGCTTGCGAGCAAGACCTTCACGCCGAACTCGTACAAGTATTTCTGCGAGCAGCAGGTCGACTTATACAACAAGCTCGTCGTGCAGATCAATAAGACCCACCTGCCGAACCACTACGCGAAGATCTCGCAGATCTTCTTCGGAATCGTCCGGGAGTTCGAGCGGGGAGAGCTGCGCTCCGTCCGAGTCACGGAGGGCCTGAACATCATTTCAGACGATCTGGAGATCAACACGCTCGACTTCTCGCTGGACAGCGCGGACGATATCGACTACGTCTTCCAGCAGAAGCAGCCCGTCAGCGCGTATGACTCAGACCACCTGATCGGCGTGTTTTATATCGAATCGTCCTCCCGCAAGAGCGTCAGCGTCTATGATATTTCCTGCATCGACGCCCTCGGCGTCATGGATAGCGAGCCGTTTGCGGCTGCGATCTATTCCGGCGCGTCCGCAAAGACGCTGATACAGACGATCCTTGCCGGGCACTTCACACTGGAATACGACTCCGCGCTGGATGACGCGAAGGTCACGGGCTACATCCCGGACTGCACGAAGCGCGAGGCGCTGCAGCAGATCGCATTTGCCATCTGCGCCACCATCGACACCAGCGGCACGCGCGGGATCAAGGTGCGCAAGCTCGCGGCGGACGAGGCGGCGGAGATCCCGCTTGACCGGCTCTATACCGGCGGCAGCGTGGAAACATCTTCCCCAGTGACGGAGGTGCGCGTGACGGCGCATGCGTACAAAACGACCGGCAGCGGCGACAGCGTGGAGGTCGACGGCACGACGTATTACCACACGACCACTGTCACGACGAAGGCCAATCCGAAGGTCACGGCCACGACGAAGCCAAACGTCGTCGAGGTCAGGGACGCCACACTGGTCAACAGCAGCAACGTCGCCGCGGTTACCCAGCACGTCTACGACTATTACATGCGCCGTCAGACCCACAGCGTGCGGATCGTCATGGACGGCGAGACCCCCGGCGATTACGTCAAAACGACGACGCCGTGGGGCAGCACGATCACCGGCACGATTACCAGCATGGGTATCTTGCTCAGCGGGATCGCGGCGGCGGAGTGTGAAATTGTAGGATCCTGAGAAACGGAGGTGCATCCTATGGTTCAGGGTGATGCCTATAACATCGATATTTCCATCACGAACAACGGCGAAGCGCTCGAGATCAACGATATCGAGACCGTCGAGGTCTCGCTTCTGTACCTGCAGAAGAAATACCCAGGCGAAGTCGAATACAAGGACGGGAAGTTCCGCTTCCCGCTGACGCAGCAGGAGACATTCAAGCTCCCGAAGACCTGCCAGATGCAGGTGCGTGTGAAATTTACCTCGGGGGACGTCATCGGCTCCCCGATCCAGCAGATCGACGTTCTGCACGCGCTGTCAAAGGTGGTGCTGTAATGGTTCCAGTGACGCCGGTCACGTTTGAGCTGGCCGGAAATCGCGCGCTGCGCTTTGACACCGGCGGAGGCAGCGACGTCTCCTTCGGCTTCTCGGCCTCCATATCCGCCGGGGGTGCCAAACCTTACACCGGGGCATACGAGGTCACGCCCAAGATCTATGAGGCGGTCTCGCTGGAAACGAAGGACCGCTTCCTGAAAGACAATGTAACCGTCAAGAAGATCCCCCAGTATATCGTCTCGAACGATGCGGGGGGTGCAACACTCATTATGGGAGATGAATATTATGGCTAATCAATATGTAAACAAGGTTATCGTTGGTACTGAAGTTAAGCTTGATCTTACTCAGGACGATATCACTCCTGATAAGCTGGCTGAGGGCATTAAAGCCCATGACAAATCTGGCGCACCTATCGTTGGTACCAGTACAAAGGATGCTGACACCAGCGATGCAACTGCCGTTGCTGCAGAAATTCTGAAGGATAAGACAGCATATGTGGCAGGCTCCAAGCTGACTGGTACAATGCCCAACAATGGTGCAAAGCACTTGAAAATTACCAATAAAGACACTCCTGTGCCTATTCCGATGGGCTTCCATGACGGTTCTGGTGATGCTGCTATCGACGCTGATGAGGCTGCAAAGCTGATTCCGGCCAACATTCGTGAGGGTATTACAGTGCTCGGTGTTGAAGGCACTATGTCTGGTTCTGAAGGTGTAAAGCCTCAGGCGAAGACAGTTACTCCGACATTTGTACAGCAGGAAGTTACACCTGACAGTCCTGATTACAATTATCTGTCTTCGGTTACTGTTGCTGCAATTCCTGTCACCTATACGGATAACGCTCAGGGAGGCCAGACACTGAAAGTAGGTGCTTAATTGTGGCAGTCAACAAGGTTGAGATCAACGGTGTGGTCAAGCTCGATCTGACAGCGGATACCGTTACGGCAGCGAAGCTTGCACAAGGCGAGACTGCGCACGACGCGAGTGGTGAGCTTATCATCGGTACCATGACCGCCCCGCAGCTGCATATTGTCGTTACGACTAGCGCGGGTGCAACAGTTACAGCTACAAAGGGAAGCAAAAAGGTTTCCGGGACGGCAGATGCGAGCGGGAATTGCACACTGACGGTCGACGAAGCTGGTACGTGGTCGGTCGTAGCTACTTTGGGTGCAACGACAAAGCAGCAAGATGTAGTAGTTGGAACTTCGTCCGTGGTGATTGAATTTGTATCGGCTGTGCTTAACGACAATGCCTGGGAGACTATCAGATCGGTGTCCGACCGAGGCGAAGGTGCGAACTATTGGAGCATCGGTGACAGAAAGGCGGTCACGCTGAACGGAACAGTGGGCCATCTCTCATTATCGAATTACACAACCTACGCTTTCATTATCGGCTTTAACCATAACGCAAGTGTCGAGGGATCTAACCGTATCCATTTCCAGCTTGCAAAGACCGCGCTCTCCGGCGGTAAGGACGTGTCTTTCTGCGACAGCAAATATAACGCGAACGTTTCGGCAACCGGCTATTTCTCCATGAACAGCAGTAAAACGAACTCCGGCGGGTGGAAAAGCTCGCAAATGCGTACAAAAATTTGCGGGACGAGCCTCTCGAGCTATTCCGGGACGATTATTGCGGTCATCCCGGCAGCACTCCGTTCCGTCCTCAAGTCCGTTACCAAGTACACGGACAACACCGGCGGCGGAAGTACGGCGGCGAGCGCAGTCACGGCGACAACGGATTACTTTTTCCTCCTCTCGGAGTACGAGGTTTTCAGAAGCATTTCCGACGCAAATAGCAACGAGAAGAGCAAGCAAGCACAGTACGCCTATTATTCCGCAGGGAATAGCAAAAAAAAGTACAAGCACGACGGCACGAGTACCGCCGCTTATTGGTGGCTCCGTTCCCCGCTTGCGGGCTACTCCACCAGCTTCGTGTTTGTAGACGACGGCGGCACAGTCTACGACAGCTACGCGTACTTTTCCCTCGGCTTCGCGCCCGGCTTTTGCGTATAATTCAGAAATCGAGACTTGCACCCTCAATGGGCGCGTAGTCGGCGAGGAGAAGAAATGGAGTATATCACTTATAAGCGGTTCAAGACTAGAGCGATCTGCGGAGATGTTAATATACCATTCGGCACGATCCTGCACGAGCAAGACGGTATGCTCTACTGGAATGGAAATCCAGTATGCAGCGCTACGAGCGAGAATGGCTGGAATTATTTTAGGCCAAACACGCTTGAGGGTATGCATCGATGGGAGCTGCTCGAGAAGCTATACAAATGGTATGAGAAAAACGGCTGCGCAGACGATTTTGCAGATGAGAGGTGGCCAAATCAGGAGAATGGCTACTGGAAGAATCGCTTGAGAACAGCAAGTACTGAGAGACTTGAGCAAATCTATGCTGAGAAGTTTGCAGTTGTTGTATGCTAGCACTAAGTGCTTGCCATAGATAAAGCCGACGGGCGTTAAGGAGCTTCTATGAGTACGATTATTGACACCCTAATCACCGACCGAACGGCAGCGGACGTCGCAAGCGTGCACGAGTTGGCTGTGAAGGGCTACGCGGGCATGACGGCGGCGGAGCTGGCGGAGTGGCTGGCGGGGATGAAGGGCGCATACAACGCCGTTGACCTCAACCGCGTCGGGACTGCGCTGAACTACCTCCGCGACCGCCTGACCGGCGTCTGCGGCAGGGATATCACGTGGCAGGCGAAGACAGATTGGGCTATGACGGACGTTATAACAGCCGCACAGGGCAGCGCATACCACGACCAGATCGGCGACGTCCGCGCCGCGCTCACCTACCCCGCAAATGCCCCGGATGTGCCGGAGATCGCGTTGCTGACGTATGCGGGCGCAAACGATATCGAACGCATCCTGACCATCTGCGAGACGCTGGTCGACAATGTGATAAATGCGTTTCGCTACACCGGCGCGGCGGAGTGCGCCGCGGGAGGATTACTATGACAGACAGACAACCGACACAGGTACTGGCGAACGGGGCCATCCGCTATGGCATCTACCGCGCGGATGGCACGCTCGACCACTATGAATATCTCCGGCGCGAGGACGCGCCGACCGTCGAGGGAACGCCTCTCAGCAAGGCAAATCTTCTCTCGGACGCCACAGCTTCGAAGCTCTGGCCCGGCAGCAACAAACCGGAGGACCCAACTGTCAACCAGGCATTTGAAAAGCTATCGAAGGGTATGCACCTCATCGGCGATATCGAGCTGACGTCCCGTGAAGCACCGTCTTCCGCGTGGTTGCCCTGTGATGGACGCTACATTTCGCAAGCTGATTACCCTGAGCTGTTCAGCATTTTGCGTGTGACTGCAAGTCAAGGCAACTGGGACACACAGGTTATGGACACTAATAGCAAGCCTGACGCTGCGGGAGATATTATTTCGTACGCAAATAGTACTTGGTTTCGAACAAGAGTGCAGTACGTAAGTCAGAAGGAGTTCTATACTGCTAAAATGTGGTACTCAAGTGATGGCATGAATTCGTGGCATGCGATATCTGTTGCGAATAATGTACATCAACTTACGCCTGTACACTACTACGAGAATAAATATGTATGCATCGCTATTAAGTATATTCCATACAGTGGTGGTATTAGGGCACACTACACAGGCTATATCTATTATGCAAGCCAGCCTGCTGGACCATGGACTATCGGAGGTGAGGTACAGCAGGAGATAGACTCCTTTGTACCTGGTGATAGTGCTGAGGATATTATTACAGATGGCACGAGATACTATCTGGTAGAGAAAGAGCAGTATGGTATGACCTCGTCTTTAAGCTTATTTCCTCCAGCATGGCAGACAAGCGATTTCGGAGGTGGAACATCTTCGGGCTCTGATTCAAACACTGTAGAAAATATTGCATATAACGAGGCCGACGGTTACTTCTACGGCGCAAAGGGCACACACAAATATTCGAGTGCCAATCAGTTAGCTCGAACACGTACTCCAGACGACTATGACTCCTGGCAGGTGATATATTCAAATCAAGGAGACTATAGCGGTATTGTAGTCGAAGGTGACCTAATCGTAGCTCTCGGCAGAGGTACAGACTCACGAAACTACGCATACTCAATCGATGGAGGTCAAACCTTCGTTGCTGCAACTCTTCCGACCTATCCTGTAATAGGCTCGCAGCGCGACTGGGTAAAACTGATTGGTGGAATTATTGTAGTAGCTGCACGCACTGCTGCGACCGAAGCTAGCAGTGGTACTCCTAAATTACTGTACACCGATGACGTAGCTCAGGGCTTCCTGACCAGTGATGTACCAGCAACTGTCAATACTTTTGCAGGTAACGGTTCTGGCTTAATCGTTGGTGCATTAAAATCGCAAGGAGCCTCTAGCGTCAACATCTATAGAGATTTTACTTATGATGCTAAGAAAATCCCAACGATCACCCCGGATAGCCGCAGTCATGCCTACATCAAGGCCGTGGAGGAATGAGCCATGCGGGACAGAAAAGGGACGAACGATCTGGCGAACGGCGCGGTCTGCTACGGGGCCTATGACGCGGCGGGGAATCCGCTGCGTCAGGTCTGGCTCCGGCTGGAAGACGAACCGCTGGCCGAGGAAACGCCGCTTGTCAAGGCGAATCTGCTGACCGACGAAACTGCCGCCCTCCTCTGGACGGTGGGCGACGCTCCGGCCGACCCGACCATCAACGACGCGCTGGACAAGCTCTCCACGCCGCAATACAAGATTGGCGATTTACTCGTCACCGTGCGGGAGCTGGCCGCCCCGTGGCACGCCTGCGACGGCTCGGCCTTCTCGCAGACGGAATACCCAGAGCTTTATAACCAGCTCGGCGGCAATGCGCTTCCGAACGTCAGCTATTCCGACGACACGGTTACCTACATCAAAATGGCCAACGACTGACCGCCGGGAAATACATAAAAGAGGTAAAAACATGGATGCTGGAACCATCACGATCATCTGCGCCGTCCTCGGCTCGTCCGCGCTGACGACTGTCATTCAGGCCATCGTCGGCGCGGCGCAGAAAAAGAAAACACAGGCAGACTCCCAGGGCGACCACCTGACTGAGATCGACAAAAAGCTCGACCAGATGCAGAAGCACCAGGAAGAGCAATATCTGTCTATTCTGCGTCTGACGATCATGTCAGAGGAAATGCCAATGTCGGAGCGATTGATCGCGGGCAAAAAATACGTAGATCTGGGAGGAAACGGGGACGTCAAGCAATTCCTGCATCAGCTGGAAGTGCAGTGTGAAAGGAAGTGACGATGTGAGATTCAAACTCCGCTGGACAAAGGGTGAAATGTCCAAGACCATTGTGTTTTACTGCATCCGCGTGTTGACCCTCACGCTTGTGTGGGCAGTGCTGCTGGAGACGATCGCCGTCCTGTTCCAGCTGGACATCGATCTTTCCGCCGTGCTGACGTTCACCGCCGCGGCGTTCGGCGGGGAGCTGCTTCTGCTCGCATTCAAGCGGGTCTTCGCGAAAAAAAGCGAAGACGAATAACCAGAACCACGAAAGGGGTACATATGGAAAACATCATCAAGCGGCTCGGGAATCTCCTGAGCGTCAAATCCATCGTTACACTTGGCCTGACCATCATCTTCGCCGTTCTCTCCCTGCGGGGCGATATCTCCGGCAAGGACTTCCTGACGATCTTCCTGACGGTCATCACCTTCTACTTCGGCATCCAGAGCCAGAAGGTGCAGGACGCCATCGAGGGCGGCAGCACGAAGGAGGATACGCAGAAATGAGTGTCATGAAAGCGTCTGAACTCGTCAAAAAGCATATCGACGTCGCGAAAAACTACAAGACCGTTTACATGTGGGGCTGCTTCGGCTCGCCGGTGTCTGAGGGGATCATTTCCGAGAAGGCGAAGAAGTATCCGGACTGGTACACTGCGGCGAAGCAGGCCAGATATCGCGGCCTCATCGGCAAAGGCTACTTCGGTTTCGACTGCGTGAACCTGACGAAGGGCATTCTCTGGGGCTGGAACGGCAATAAGAACGCCTACCACGGCGGCGCGCGCCATGCTGGCAACGCCGTCCCGGACGTCTCCGCCGACGGCATGATCGCCAAGTGCAAGGACGTATCGTCGACCGGCTGGGACAAGCTCGTTCCCGGCGAAGGACTCTGGATGCCTGGGCACTGGGGCCTGTACATCGGCGACGGTCTAGCCGTCGAGTGTACGCCCATCTGGGAGGACGGCGTGCAGATCACGTGTGTTGGCAACATCGGCCTAAAGGGCGGCTACAACAGCCGCAAGTGGCAGAAACACGGGAAACTCCCGTGGGTCGACTACGACACCGAGACGGTCGACAAGACCGTCGAGGATGCCAAGAAGACCATCAAGGCAAAGGCCGGTCTCGCGGACAACACCATCAAGTATCTCGCCGATTATAAGTACGGCGACGATCTGCTGAAAAAACTGGCTGCAGCCATGAAGTAAGGGGGGCGGGTCTATGTCACCGCAGGCGCGCGCCAAGCTGCCGCCGGAGCTGGGCGGCCTGACGCGGAAGGACATGGAAGCCGTGATCTATCAGGCCAATCTCGGCCGCGAGAACGCGCAGATCGCGCAGCTCTATTTCGTGGACAAGCTTCCGCAGGTCGATGTTGCGACAGAACTGTATCTCGGCAGGGCCACCGTGCAGCGGCGATTGCCGGAGATCATGGAGAGGATGAAAGCCGCGTCCGGCAATCTCCCGAGCTGAACAAAAGTGATGCCGGTCTGATGCACAACTGAGGCACAAGGAACCGAAAAAAAGCCCATACTGAACACATCAAAGGAGTGTTCGGTATGGGCTTTTCTTATTTTAATCCGAACCCGGCCGGGCGTCAGGTCGGAGACTGCACGGTCCGGGCGATCTCCAAAGCGACAGGGCAGAGCTGGGATGAGACGTACATGGGCCTGTGCCTGCAGGGGCTTATCATGGGCGATATGCCGTCCGCAAACAGCGTATGGGGCGCATACCTCCGGCAGCATGGCTTTGCCCGGAACGTGATCCCGAACACATGCCCGGACTGCTATACGGTCGCGGAGTTCGCGGCAGACCATCCGCGCGGCGTGTATGTGCTGGCCTTATCCAGCCACGTCGTGTGCGTGGAGGACGGAAGCTATTTTGACACGTGGGACAGCGGCAGTGAGATCCCGCTGTTCTATTGGGCAAAGGAGGAAACCTGATGTTTGGACAACAGCCGTACAACGTATATCAGCAGCCGATCTACAATCAGCCGCCCATGCCGCCGATGCAGGAACCGCAGATGCAAATGCGCCCACAATATCAGCCCGCACCGCAGATGCAGTATCCGCAGCAGCCGCAGCAGAACCAAGCGATCATCTGGGTCCCGAACGAGAAGTCGGCGAATGATTTTATTGTCGCACCCAACAATGCGGTTACCCTCTGGGATATGAACGCGCCGGTTGTGTACGTCAAAAAGGCCGATGCAAGCGGCAAACCTACTATGACAACGTACGATCTTGTAGAGCGCACACAGGCTGTTATAACGCCCACGGCGCCGCGAAAAGACCAGAGCGAGGAATACGTGACCCGCAGAGAGTTTGACGAGCTGGTGGCCAAGCTGACGGCTCCCAGCGTCAGGCCGACAAGAAAGGTAAAGGAGGCAGAACCCAATGGCGAATCCGCTGTTTAATGCCCTCGGCGGCGCGCAAATGCCCGGTACGGTCGGGCAGTTCCAAAACATGGTGCAGCAGTTCCGACAGTTTCAGCAGACATTTCAGGGCGACCCGAAAGCCGAGGTTGAAAAACTGGTGCAGTCCGGGAAGATCTCGCAGCAGCAGCTGAATCAAATGCAGCAGATGGCTGTGCAGTTCCGGCAACTGCTCGGATAACTTAATTTCAATTCGTGGCCACGATTGAGATAAATCAAAAATCTACGAAAGGAGAATTTGTATGAGTCTTACTGATGGAGGCATCCAGACGACTATGCCTGTTCAGCCCGCGAACAACTACGGCGGCGGCATGGGAATGTGGGGCGACAACTGGATCTGGATCATTGTGCTCTTCCTCTTCGGCTGGGGCCGAAACGGTTGGGGTGGCAATGGTAACGGTAACGGCGGCGTGATGGATGGCTATGTGCTTACGTCCGATTTCGCGAACCTCGAACGCAAGCTGGACAGCGTGAACTCCGGGCTGTGCGACGGCTTCTACGCCATGAACACCGGCATGCTCAATGGCTTTGCTGGCGTAACGCAGGCTGTGACAAACGGCTTCTCGCAGGCCGAGGTCGCACGCTGCAACGCGCAGATGGCGTTCATGCAGCAGCTCAATGCACTGCAGGCGCAGATCGCAAGCTGCTGCTGCGAAACCAGAGAGGCGATTCAGGGCGTGAACTACAACCTCGCCACGCAGGCTTGCGATACGCGGAACCTTGTGCAGAACACCACCCGCGATATCATCGACGCTATGAACTGCGGCTTCCGCAGCATCGACCAGCGTCTGACCGCGCAGGAGCTTGCTGCGAAGGATGCGAAAATCGCTGAACAGAGTCAGCAGCTCTTCGCTGCACAGCTGGCAGCGTCTCAGGCCGCGCAGAACGATACGTTGAAATCCTACGTGAGCGGGCAGCTGGCGTATTACAACCCGCGCCCGGTCCCCTCGTTTGCGGTCCCGGCTCCGTACCAGTACGCAGGTTGCAACAGCAGCTACAACTATGGCTGCGGCGGCTGCGCTGCGTAACAACTCCATACCGTAGAGCTTTTTCGTGGCCTCACGAAAATGATCGGCCCCATTGCCGATACTCGATAGCAATGCGGCGGGGCGACTACCCCGCCGCTATATTTTTACGAAAGGACTGATTTTATGGCCGAATTCACCAACTCCAATATCGTCAACGTCGCCGCTGGGCAGAATGTCCCGCTGACGGAAACCGCAGTCAGCAGCAAACCGTGTATCGTGCACCGCAGGGGCAGCGGGCAGGTAACGCTCCACGGACTGACCAATCAGTGCAGGGCGATTTTCAAGGTCTCTTATGGCGGCAATATCGCTATCCCGACCGGCGGCACAGTCGAGGCGATCACCGCCGCGCTTGCGATCAACGGCGAAGCTTTGACCAGCGCGACTGCAACCGTTACTCCGGCTGCTGTCGAAAACTACTTTAATGTTTATGTCTCCGCGCAGGTAAGCGTGCCGAAGGGCTGCTGCGTGACGGTAGGCATGCGCAACACCAGCACGCAGGCGGTCAATTTTGCGAACAGCAACCTGACCGTCGAGCGTGTGGCTTGAAAGGAGGACGCAATATGTATGATCTGAGAAATCTCCGTGAAATGCTCTGCAAGGAGCTTGACGATATCGCGGATAAGCGTGAAATGTCTGCTGGAGACCTCGACGCGATCCAGAAGCTTACCAGCTCCATCAAGAACACCTATAAAATTGAAATGCTCGAGGATGGCGGCTATTCTCGTGATGGAGAGTGGGAAGCGGACATGCGTGGCACGTACGGCCGCGGCAGCTCATATCGCGGTCGCCGACGTGATGCGATGGGCCGCTACAGCCGTGCTGACGCCCGCGAGCATATGCGTACGAAACTAGAGGATATGATGCGCGACGCGGACGACGATACGACCCGTGAAGCGATCCGCCGCTGCATGGAGCAGATCGAGCGGGCATAGGGAGGGACGCGCATGCTGGATGAAGCCGAGATCCGAAAGGAGATTGCACGGCTGGAATATGAAGAATCCAGCTATCCCAACTATGCCAAGCTGGCAGACCTTTATGTGATACGCAATAAAATGCAAGAGGATGAGCGTGGAGGTCGGAGTATGCGCGTATCAACTTACTCCGGGGACCCAGCGCCAGCGATTCAGACGGAAGCCCCGCAGACAGTAGGCAGCTACGGCGACAGCGACTTCCTGCGTGCGGTCGCAGGGAAATATCCGTCCAGAGTATGGCCAATCATTGACGAACTAATGGATACACTTGCAATTGTCAACGCGAAAGTATATAATTCTGTTATGCAGAAAATACAACGCATGTGATATGTTAGTTATTTGTTAGCAACCGAAAAAAACTATAAGTGCCTGAAAATGTTTTTTGCTTTTGGATTTGCCGATAAAGACTTAAAGATGCCCGAAAATGTCTGAAAATAGTCCGGAAAATTAAGACGGCATGCCTTTTAAGCAGGGTGTCCGGAGTTCGAATCTCCGGCGGGTCACCAAGAAATCCTTGAAATCTCAATGGTTTCAAGGATTTTTGTTTTTGACTGCTTTTTGATTTGTTAGCAACGTGTTAGCAACCGGCGCGTCAATTGCTTCTACGAGCTGGTCGATATCAAAGTGCTCATAAATGTTTGCAGTCGTAGAATAGTCGGCGTGTCCAAGCATCTTCTGCAGCAATTCTGGTTTGATATTGTTTGCAACTGCCCAGCTTGCGAACGTATGCCGTGTAGCGTGTGGTGTTTTCTTTGGGATCCCGAGCCGCTCTAAAAGCGGGTAGTAGTCACGGTTCCGGAAATTCGCGGCTACCTTTTGACCTTCATAGCCGGAAATTAAAAGCTCCCCCTTCGCGCGTTCTTTGAATTCGGCAAAGTATTTCCGCCCTTCTGAGCGGATAGGGATTATCCGGTTCCGCCCCGCTTTGGTTTTTTCGCCGCCGATTACATAGGTTTCGTGCACGTTCTCTGTGCGAAGCCCAAACAGTTCGCCGATTCGCATGCCGGTATAAATCATCATGAGAACGAGCCTGGCCTCCTGCGAGCCGTCTTTCTCGATCTTCTTTATTTCATCGGCGGAAAAGATCTCTTTCTCTTTCTTGACGTTCTCCGGAAGCTTGACGAACGACGCAAAATTGGTAGTTATGAGCTCCTGCCGAATCCCCCATTGAGACATTTGTGTTACGAGCTGTTTGAATTTTGAAAGGGTCGAGTAAGATTTCGCACTGTATTGATCGATTACCGCCTGATAGTCGGCGGTTCGAAGCTCCCGGAACTTCCTTTCATGCAGCGGCTCAAAAATATCATAGGCCCTTTCGTAGGATTCGGTTCCTTTTGCTCCAATATCGCGAAAGTGTTCATCCTTCCAAGCTTCATAGACTTCTTTAAATGTCCAGTTATATATTTCATCAAGACTTCTGCCCTGCAGGCGCGCCAGCGCCTCCAGGGCGGAAGTCTTTTTATCGTAGTATCCGACGATAACGCCGGACTTGGCAGCGACCCACGGCCGCTTCCGACGGCCCTGCAGCTTATATACGGTTCCTGTCCCGTTCGCGCGCTTTAGTGATTTCTTCTGTGTGTCTTGCTGCCTCCGGCCGCACCAACAGCAAAAAAGAGACCCATCCGGGATTTCCTTTTTACATTTTACGCATTGCGTCATGTAGAGTCCTCCCTGTTTTCACGCCGGATGATGCGTAGGATCACGATGCCGCCGAAGATGACGGAGGCAGCGATCAGAGCGATAAATGCCCAGGCGAGCGCGGAGAGCGTTCCGCCCTGGATGAGACCGGCCTTTTTTATCTGGGCGTCAATGACAAGGTAAGCCACCAGAGAGACCGCCAGCATGGCCGAGATGAACAGCAGCACGTAGCATATCGTGTGCGTAGACTTGATCTGCGCCCGCTGGGCGCCATTCGTTGCAAGCAATCTGGCGTTCTCGATTTCCAGCTCATTGTTTCGCTCCTTCAGTTTGCCAGAATCAGCTACGGGCCTCGGCAGGCCGCACAGCTCGTCCAGCGAGAGGCCAAGCGTGTCGGCAGTTGCAGCAGCGTTATAAAGCAGAGGGTTCGCCTGCGTGCCGGAATCGACTCTGCAGATGTTGGAGTACGGGACGCCGGACTTTTCGGATAATGTCTTTGCGGTCATGCCGAGATCATTTCTTCGCTGCCGGATCTTCTGCGAATACGCATCAAAAAACGGCTGCAATTTTTCCATTGATGTCAAAATAAACGCCTCCAGTAGCAGATTTGCAGAATTTTAAAAACAGGATAAGAAATTTGCACTTCAGACTACGGGTTTTGCAAAACAGGGTAGCGATACGCAATCCGGAGTATGGACTTTCCCGGATAAACTCTGCTACGATATAGACGTAGCAGATAGCTGCTTCAATGGATATCTGCTGCAAGGCCCCATCGTATGTTCCAGATACGATGGGGCCGATCAGACGACAGTATGGAATCAAGAGGTCAGTCCCAAAACGTGGATATTCATTCTCCGGCTTTGCCGAAAAATCGATGAATAGTTTGTGCGGAATGCCAAGTTGATTTTTAGAACAAACGTTCTATAATATGATATACGGGAGGAAAAACATGGAGAGCATCAACATCCGGTTCGACCACGGGAAGGTCAACGTAATTGTCGATGGAGCGCTGTTTAAGGATGTGCATAGCCTGAGCCTGGACTACATCAAGGGCGTCCCGCTCCTTTTCGCCTGCGTCGCCGATGTAAGCCAGGAGCAGAACGACCGCAGGGAACCGCGGATATTGAACTGATAGAAAGGATGGGTATTACAATGCTGCAGAAAGTCATGACGTATTTGCTGGCCGTCGCGCTCGTGGCACTGATCGGATTTCTTGTCACGTTCGTCATCATGGAAGTCAAGATGACAAAAGCAATGAGGGAATCAGAAGAAAGATATCGCCAATGTCTCGAGGAGATCGAGCGGGAATACAAGAAGAAGCGAGAAAATCAGCCGCGGTCGTAATATTTCATGGTCATGCTGGGGACCGTAACTGAGTTTCCGAGGATAGCAATGTAGGTCGCAACACCGTTGCATTCGCCGTAGCATGTGATCCAGTCGTTTTCTAGGATCCTGCTTTCACCTTCGCCTCTTGTATAGGCGACGTACCAGATCCCGTAATCCGTCTGGACTCTGTAAACAGCGGAGTCCAGAATCCCCTCTTGAACCTGAATGACGGTCCCGCTGATCACGGTCTTCCGGCCTTTGTACTCGTCCGGTGTTCTTGAGATCCCGGAATAGGAAAGATCCTCGCATTCTGCGATATACTCGGCCCGAAGTTCATCGGGCGTCTTCGAGGCATCGGATACGGTGGAGTCGGAAGACCCACCCTGAGAGAGCAGCGCAACGCAGAGAATAAAGAAGAGCGCGATACAGAGGATGACAATCACCTGCTCTGCAGTGCTCATTCGTTTCCTGTGACGCGCGCCGCAGGCTGGGCACTTCTTGGCCTTCGCACTGATCTGCGCGCCGCAGGTGCGGCATACAGCCTTCCTGTTTGGTGCTCCGCAGCTTGGGCATTTCTTCGATTTTTCGTTAAATTCTTCCCCACATCTGGGGCAGACGACTTTATATATTTGCTTCTGCATGATTACATCGCTCTCCGTCATTTATCTGGTAATACTTAGATATTATCATCAAAACATAGCGGCTGCAACG